CGAACCGTTGGCAGCCGCTGTGATGCGACCCTGCGCGTCCACGGTGATGTCGGCGCTGGTGTAAGTACCTGCCGTCACGGCGGTGTTGTTCAGACTGATTGTGCCGGTCGATGTGATCGTGCCGCCATTGAGGCCTGTGCCAGCGGTGATGCTGGTGACTGTACCGCCGCCCGAGCCGGAAACGGTCAGCCAAGTGCCCGCATTGCTCAGGAACTTGGTTGTATCGCCTGTCGGAGCTGCGATTGAATAGCCGTTCCAGTTGAACGCATTGTTCAGGTAGAAGCCGTTCCAGCGCTTGCTTGCGCCACCCAGCGTAACGGCGTTGGTCGCTCCGCTGTCCACGATCGGCTGGAAATTGGCGCCGTTGAAGTCGACGACATACGGGTTGGCCGCCGCACCGTTGTTCGTGAGGAACATACGGCCGCCGTAGGTAGACACGCCAAAGGCGGACGCACCTGCGTAGGTGCCCGCGCCGATACCGATGCCGTCCGAGCTAGGCACAGTCTGGCTGAAGACAGCCGCGTAGCTGGCAGTGTTGCCTGCAGCCAACACAGTCTGCAGCGTGCCGCCAGAGCCGCCGATCGGGTTGCCCGACAGGTCGGCAAAGGCCGAGGCCTCCACAACACCTTCAAAGCGGTTGTGTGCGCCCTGGTGGTACTGATCGACGGTGCTGTAGAAGTTGCAGGCCATCAGCGACAGCGGGAAGTACGCGCCGACGTTGTTGATCGTGGGCCGGCTGGAGCTGGGCGTGTAGACGTCCAGACCCGACCAGCCACAGCCGGTGAACGCGATCGGGAACGCCATCGTCGATGTGGTCGCGGCAATGTAGACGCTGGATGCAGGGTAACTGCTGCCCAGCACCACGAAGCTGCAACCCGTGATGGCGCCGGCGATGCCGGTGCGGGAGATGGCCTGCTCGATGAACAGGTTGGCCTGGCCGCCGTTGCCTTCGAAGTAGACGCCGCTCAGATTGAAGCCAACAGCCGACTGCTGGTCTTCCTTGCCGCCGCTGTCAGTCAGGCGTAAGCCCCACTTGGCGCTGGACAGATCAGTGCCCTCGCCGTTGGACTCGATCGAGCCGCCAATGAAGTTGAACACGCCGGCGCCGATCACCCAGCCGCCGTAATTCGTGTTGTTGCCGACACTGCAGCCGACCATCGTGATGGCGTTCGGCTCAGACTTGTACGTGCCAGACGCAGACGACTCGAAACGGAAGCCGTTGGTGTTGAACCGAATGGTCACGCGGGTGAACAGCATCGACAGCGCGTCCGCGCCGTAGACGCCGGTGTCCCAGCCCAGCACCTCGACGTTGGTCACGTTGACAAACGCACTGTCCGAGAACGACAGCGCGGAGCCATTGTTGGCTGTGCCCTGCAGCGTGAAGTCCTCGAAGTCGCTGTACTCGCCGGGGTTGCCAGAGTAGCCAGTCACCACGATACCATTGGCGTTGGCGGTCTGAATGATGGTGGACGCACCCACACCGTCGCCACGGAAGGATGGGCGCAGGAAGGGCAGCGTATCACTGGTGCTCACCGTGACTTGGAGCGCGGCGCTGATGATGTAGACGCCTTCGGGCAGATAGACGCACCCGCCGTTGGCCTGTGCGTAGTCGATCGCGGCCTGAATGGCTGTGGTGTCGTCAGTCTCGCCATCGCCCGTTGCGCCGAAGTCTTTGACGCTGATGAGGTCTTGGAGTTTCTGGTGCACCGTGCGCCCGACAGCGCCCGTCACGATGCCGTCGTTGTTGGACTGGCGAAAGCCGATCAAGGCGTCGCCCTGCGCGATGTTGGACTGGCTGGCCAGCTCGGTGGTCAGCGAAGAAAAGTCGTTGACGCCGGGGATATTGTCCCAAGTGCCAATCTGCACACCTTCGGAAGTCTCAAGGATGAACTTGTACGTGGCGTCAGCAGTCAGCCAAATTTCTTCGGCCGGGCGGCCAGCCGCGTCCAGCACGATCGGATTGCTGTTGGCAGTGACGCCAGAAGACGAAGTGTACGTGATGGCCGGTGTGGTCGTGCCTGCAGCGTAGGTGTAGAGCACACCCCCGGAAAGAGGGGCGCCGTTGTCGTCGAAGAACTGAGCGCCGGCGCCGGCAAAAAACGAGATATTGACGGTCATGTTTAGCTCACTTCGCGGCCAGAAGAACGGATGTTGATGCTGCTTGCAGTACCCGCAATTGTAGAGATGAAGCCTGACGGCATCAAGACTTGGCCTACAAGTTCGGGAAAGGTGTAGACCTCGCCGGGTTGAAGCGTCTTGGTCTTGGTGATCAAGTTCTGGTTGCCCGCCGCGTCGCCGCCAGTGACCAGGTTGACGCTGATTGTGGCCGCTGCCGAGTTGTAGTTCGTGGCGGTGAACTTGTCGATGATGGTGGTCACGCCCGACGCGGTGTATTGCGTTGTCTGGCTGTTTTCAGCTGTCTTGGCTGGAATGAGGACTTTGACGGTGACGGTCATGCTGTGACTCCTTGGATTGTCGGGGCTGATAGATAACTTACAGTCAAAATGGCAGAAGGCGAAACAGGTGTAGTTGGCGACGTGCCTGCGGGGATTGTCTCGATAAACGCAGACGATCCATTCGTGTGCCACATTAACTCAACATAATCGTTAGCCTTTAGTTCTACAAATATGTTTAGAGCAATGATGATCTGGCCGTTAATGCCAGAATGTTTGGTTGGAACGGTCACAACGCTATTGGAATTGGGCAAGTCGCCGCCGTTGTAACGCACCCAAACGGCGACTTCATACGGCTGAGACGTGCTTGTATTGCTTAACTGTAAGCTGTACTGAATGTTGTAGCCGCCTGGGGCGTCCACGTAAATTTTAGATGCAATTGTGCCGGTGATTGCTGTAGACGACACAGTCTGACTTGGGCTAATCACATAGACGCCTGCGCCACCTGGCGTACCAGACGTTTGCGACACAACGTGCGTATCAGCGGTAACGCCAGTGCCTGACAAAATCATGCCAAGCCTGATCGTGCCGGACGTCATAGCCGACACGGTTAAATTAGTTGTGCTAATTGAGCCTGTGAAAACTGCTGTGTCAGACACTAAACGAACGCTTTTCTGATACAGCGTGTTGTTAAATCTTACAGGGTAGGCTTCAGTTGTTGAGCCGTCATACTGGTTTGTGGTGTCATAGAAGCCACCATAAATAGGTTGTGCAACTTGAGGTGTGTAAGACGGCGCAAGCGCCAGCGCTTGCACTTGCTTTTGCAACTCAGCGATCTGCGACTCTTGCGTAGATGCACTAGGCGCGGCGCTTAAGTCGTTGATCAAGCCAGTATTGACTGCGCCGTCTTGGGCGGGCGGGCCAAGCTGCAGGTCCGTCAAGGACGCCGTGTTAGAGCCACTGCCGGTCAGCGCGAACAGGTTGAGCAGGAACCGGTACCACTCACGCGAGATCAAGCCCGTGCGCTCGTCCAGAAACGGAACGCGAGGGGCAATAATGTTGGTGAGGTTAGGCATTGGTGCCGCTCACATGCAACTCGGCGCCCATGATGGCAATCTTGACCGGATCAGTGCCCGAGACTTCGTACACCCGGTCCCGGATTTTGGTCGTCATGCCCAGCCGGCGCCAGATGATACGGGTGCCGAACTGGCCGATGCCACCCATGGACATCCAATGCTCGTTAGACCAGTTGTGGCCGCCGTCATCCGACCAGCGCAGCATGACCTTGGGGTCGGACTGCGTTGTCTCGACGATTGCGCTGGCAAGGTAATCACCCGATTCGGTGATCAGTTTCTCGCCGGACTGCGTGGTCAGGTAGAAGACCTGTTCGGTCGTAAAACCATTGAGGCCCACGCCCGACTCTGCGTCCAGCTGCAGGCTGTGCTGCGCCGTGCGCTTGAGGTTGTTCTGGCCGGTGGGCAGCGCGCGCCAAGAGCGCAGCCATTTCTGCACCTCGCCGTTGTCCGCGTAGACGTCCAGATTGAACCGATAGACGTTGCCATTCTCGAAGTCGCCGACCAGGATGTTGCCTTGGTAGTTGCACTGGCAGTTGGACCGGTGGCGGGTGAACTCACCTCGGGAAAACCCTGCACGCTCATGCCAAGCCTGCGTGGCTGCGTCGTACACCCAGGTCGCGTTGGCGCTGGGGAACGTCAGCACGTAGAAGTTGTGGCCTTCTTGCTGGTAGGTGTAGGCGATGGCGTCCGAGATGTTGCCGTACTGGGCAATCGCGTACTCGATGGCGTGCGTGGACACGCGTTGGCCCGTGTAGCCGTTGGCCTTGTAGACGATGCCTTGGCCGCGATCGTCCGCGCCCAGCCAGAACAGCGAGTTGTCCAGCTTGGCCACAGAGTACGGCGCGGCGCAACCGATCTCGTTGTACGCACCTTGGATGCGGGCCAGCGGGAAGTTGGCGTCGCCCGCGTCGTACCAGACTTCGACCGAGTTGGTGCCAAAAAGCCACGCTTCGCGGTGATCGACATTGACCGCCACCAGGCCGTCAGGTGAGCCTTCTGCGCTGGCGAAGTCCAGCGGGTCAACCGAAGTACCGTCCAGAAGCGCCGTCACCCAGACGCGCTGGCTGTTGGGTTCGTTGAACACGAAGTAGCCGTCCAGGTAGCCGACCGTCACGGCGCCGGGGAAATCCGGGTCGTTGATCTGCTTAAAAACCTTCGTGTTGATGTTGTAGATGTAGCTGGGGCCGTTGCAGGCGAAGAACACCTGCGTGCCGTTGTCTGTGATCGAAACCGGTCCGCCGTCGGCCACGTTGCCGATCTTGACCGGCGTGGCGTTCAGGCCGGGCACGCGGTAGGCTTCCGTGCCGGAGACGACATAGTAGACCGACGTATAGGTGCGAGACACCCACAACCCACGAATCGGGCCTGTACCGATGGTCTGCACAAGCTCCAGCCCCGGTGTGCGGTTGAGGAACGCCGCCTCTTTGCCGCCTTCGGGGATGATTTCCGGGAACAAGTTGATCATACGATTGTCGGCAGCATTGACGCTGCGCGCGACATAGGCTGATCCGAGAATCGGCGTCTTCATCAATAGTTCCCGGCGTAGATGTTAAAGCGTTGGCGAGTGGCCACGATGGCGTACGGCAGCGCCATCACATCGTCAGGATTGTTGATGCGCTTGAGATTGCGCTTGCTGGTCATGGCAATGCGCTGTACCTGCGGCGACGGCTCGACGCCGTACTCGGGCGCCAACTCCATGGCCAGGTTGTACGCGAACGCACGCATGTAGCCGGGCGGGAAGTGCAGCGTGGTAGACAGCGTGGCGGGCTGCGACAGCTCCTCCACCGAGATGAAGTGCCACTCCAGCACCCGCGTGGGCCTGGGATAGATGTACATCGTGATGTCCGGGAACGTCATGTTCACGAACAACACTTGTGGGTAGGTCGAGGATACCGTCTTGACCGCAATTCCGTCGTACTGCTGCTGGTTGATCAGCTTGACACCGTAGGACACGTTGGTCTGCGGGTCGCGGAAGTACGTCGCGTCGTCGATCAGAATGGGGCGGTTGCCCACCAGATCGCCCGTAGGGCCAAGAGTCTGCTTGATCTCGCCCACAGGCCAGAGAAACACTTGGTCTTGGGTCGAGTACACCGACAGGCGCTCAGTATTCCAGCTGTCGACCATCTGATCGAAAGTGACCAGCGCATCTTGCGCCATGGCGGCGGAAGGGGTTTCTTCTGCGGCTAGAACACCAAGCAGCCGAAGCGCTCTCGTGATCTGCTCACCCGCGGTGTAGGGCATCTTACTCTCCTGCGGATTCGTCGCTTGCCGGCGCGTCGCCGTTGGGCTGTTCGAGGGGTTGTGTGACTACTCGGCGAGTGTATTTGCGTTTCTCGACGGGCGCCGCCTCATTTGGCGTGGCGTCAGTATAGCGTGTCCAGCCGAATTTTTCATCATGTTCGACTTCGGCTTCCGACAGTGCGAACTTGATCCCGTGATCCGGGTGAGACATCATAATTTGGGGCATTTCACTTCTCCATAAGAAAACGGGGCCGAAGCCCCGTTTTGGTTGCTTGCCGATTAGGCGATCTTGTAGACCGTCCAAGCGCCGTCCGCAGTCTTGCGGAAACGGAAAGCTGCGCTGGAAGTGATGGCCACGGCCACAGCGGCGTTACCGCCGTTGGTGATGCCGGTGCCCATCGACAGGGTAACGGCGCCAGAGCTGGTGCCGAGGTTGACGATGTTCCAGTCGAAAGTGCTGCCGACGGTAGCGCTGGTAAGCACGTTGTCGATTTCCGACGCGGTGGGCAGCGTGTAGGTAGCAGCAGAAGTGGAGGGGTCAGCCACCAGAATGCCGCCAGTAACTTGGGCAGCGGTCAGGGTAGCAGTGGAAGTGGCGGTCTGGGGGGCAGCAGCATAGCCGATGCGAAGTTCGCTACGGTTGCCGTCGCCGACCTGATAACCACCTGCGCCGTTAGGGATAGCCATGATAAGTTCCTTTCAAAAGAGTTTGGAAAGGGGCCGAAGCCCCATTTCGGTTTAGCCCCAGATACGGCAGCCCATCTGCGGACGGATGGTGCTGTAGCCGTACAGAACGTCAACACGAGTCGGCATACGATCGTTGTTGATGTCGTACTGGCGAACCACACGCAGGCTGATGCCGTTGTGCACAGCGCGCGAGGCCATGTCCACGCCTTGGGGCAGGAGCAGGTCGGCGGTGGCAAAGGCAATGGCGTCCTTGTGGTAGACCATGTTTTGCGGGTAGGTGGTCGAAGCGGCGCCCAGGAAGTTGATGTAAGCATCAGCAGCCGGGAAGGCGTCGATCGTGGCCAGAGCCTGGTCAGCGGTGTACATGGCCGGAGACACGTTCACAGTTGTCCAGGTGCCGCCCGAAGCGGTAGCGTCGGCAGTCACGGTGAACTGCTGCAGGCTGCCGGTGGACTCGCGGGTTTGCGGGTTCACAGCGTACACGCCAGCGATGGTGAACACTTCGCCCTTCTTGATTGTGGCCGAGCCAGTGCCGGACTTGATCGAGATGGTGGACTGACCTTGAGTGGTCACGGTGGTGTTCACCTGCAGGGTGTTGGCCGTAGCAGTGCGCGAGCCAGTCGTCAGGTTCTTGATCGACTGAGACATGTTCACTTCTTCGTAGCCCAGCACGCCTTCGCCCATCATGCCGTTCTTGAACTGGCGGCTGATGGTGTCGGTGGGGTTGAACAGGCCTTTCAGACCGTCGACCAGGCCAGCGTTGGCTGCGGGGTTAACCGTAGCGTAGCGCGGGGACATGGGAGACGCCATCTCGTTGAGCTTCTGGTGAGCTTGCAGCAGAACCAGAGCAGAAGCGGGGGTGGTGCCGGGAGTGCCGACAGACTGGTAGATGCCTTGGTAGGCGTTGGCCACGTCAGCGTCCACGCTGGAGGCCAGCTGGCTGATACGAGGCTTCAGAACACGCTCTGCGAAGTCGTCCAACTGCATGGTCAGTTCGGCAGAGGTGAAGTTCACACCGATGTGCTTCTGGCTGGAAACAGTCAGGGTGGTGTACTGTTCGTTGTCGTCCTGGGCTTGCAGGGCGGCACCGTCAGTCACCAGAGCGCGGTCGGGCAGGCGGATACGCAGAGTCGAACCGATCTTGGCACCTTCGACAGCGAAGCTGTCGTCGTACTGACGGTTCACGTTGCGGGTGATCACCAAGTTATTTTCGAGAATCTCCAAACTCTTGCGTGTGATCATGTCAATAGTAAGCAAACTGTTAGACATAGTAGTCCTTTCAAATTAGCGGTTGCGTTGTGCCTGCCACTTGGCTATCTGGCGCTTGCGATCGGCTTCGATCCACTCCGAATCGCTCATGGTCTTGCTGGACCGAGGATCGGTGGTGTCAGTGACACCTGAGTTCGTTGCTCTCGCAGTCACCGGACGGATAGGTTCAGGCGCTGACGAAGTTTTCTTGACCGGCGGTTCAGCTGCCAATTTGGCTTCGATCCGACCAATCTCTTTTGCTTGCAAAAAGGGCGACAACTTGGCAATGCGTTCAGCTTCTTTCGGATTGGAGCCGAGGTGGTAAGCCAACTCTGGACCCATGTCCGACGCCCTGATCGTTTCGGCCATCACGTCCGTGATTGAAAGCTGGGGGTTGTATGCGACCTGATCGAAATCGTCGTATTTACCCCGAACTTCTTCCTCGCGGTCATGGTAGTTTTCCATGATCTGAGCTTGCTCCCGTGCGGCTTCGCGCTGTGTGATCAGCTCTTGTGCACGTTTTTCGGCCAGCGCTTCCGCGTAGGCTTCAGGTGACTCAAACTGGTCTGCAGGCGGGAGCTGCTGGGGCACTTTGGCTGCGGCCTGTCTTTCGGAGGCTTTAGCTTGCTGCTCGCGTTCCCATTTTCTACGCTCTTTCGCAAAGCGTTTGTCGAGGATGGCATCGAGTTCGGCCTGAGTGAATTTTCTTTCCTCGGGCGTTTGCTCAGACTGCTGGTCTTCGACTTGTGCCGGCGCATCTTGCGTTTGTTCCGTGGTGGCCGTCACCTCGGGCGCTTGCGCGGAGTCTGCTTCCGCTAGGGCTTGGACTTCTTCAGTCATGGTTTACTCGTAAGAGCGCCCGGTGAGCCTCACCGGTAAGGTTTGTGTCATGTTACTGCGATTCTTGCGCGGGTGCAACATTAAGCGAATTTTTGAGCAGCTGGAAGAACGCATCGCGCCCCACTTGCAGCTGGTCAACATTAAATCGGGCCGAAACGAGCTTGCGGTCCAGGTCAGCGACATGGTTCAAAAGCGTCTGCTGCTCTTGGGTCATGTCTTCGAACTGGTACTCAACGCCGTCGATTGTCACGGGGGTCTTTTCATTTTTTCCCATGATGTTTCCTTTCAAGTGCCGTCATCGGGGGCTGACGGCGGTGCCCTTTATGCGGCCCAAGGCAGTGGTGGTGTCACCACTGGCGGGTTGATCTGGTTTGCGATTTGCGTAGCAACTGCTGACTCGGTGGCAAACTTGTCCACACCATTTGCCCAAATCCAGCCCAGAACTTGGTTCTCGGTCAGTTGGTCGTAAGGTGTAAAGCTGGAACCTGTCGGGGCCGGGACTTGGCAAGTGCTGTACACCGAACCGGTGTAGGTAACGCCGCCGCTGACTTGGCTGCCCGCGCATGTCCAGTGGACATTGAAGACCACATCGGTTTCGTTATCCGCTTTGGGATAGCAGTCCATCTGGGTAACGTCCCAAGTCATTGTGATGGAGGTGAGGGTATCGGTCATGATATTTCCTTTCGGGGGTTAAACGGATTCGAGTGCCGCGACACGGGCGGTCAAGGCGGTGATGATGGCTTGCTGCTCTTGGATAGCAGCAGTCAAAGTGGCGACCAAGAAAGAAGTGTCGATACCTTGGTACTTAGGGTTGCCATTCTCATCCATAGCATCTTTTTCGCCAGATACTGCTTGCGGGCAAACCTCTGCCAGTTCGTGAGCGATAAAGCCTTCACCGTCAGAGCCGTCTGCGTTCCACTTGTAGGTGACGGGCTTGAGTGCAGCGACCTTATCCAACGCGCCAGTCATTGGAGCAATGTCATGCTTCAAGCGGTAGTCGGAACTGGTGTTGTAGGCAACTGTATTCCCTGCGCCTCTGGTAACACTTCCAACAGACGAACCTCCTGAGTCCCTGAATGCAATGTAAGCCGCACCAGTTGTATCTGTGCTGTCTTTTAATTCAAGACCGTTTGTTGTGTTGCCTGCAAAAGTTGCAGCTATTCTGCCGACTGCGGGGTTCGATGTCTGCCCCACCAGCAAGTTGCCGGAGGCGTCAAGGCGCATTCGTTCGGAGCCGCCATAGTTACCAAAGGCCAGTGCGTTGCCGGGGTTGCCAATAGTCCAGCCAAAGGAGTTGGCAGAATCCCAGAAATAGTGCAATCCACCGCCCGCTTGTGCAATGTTCCCATTCACGCCAAATTTGCCCAAATAGTCAGCCGGGTTTGCCATTGCCACGCCCAGATTGCCGGAGGAGTCGAGGCGCATCCGTTCGGCGGTGTTGGTGTAAAAAATTATCGACTTTGCTTCTTTTTGGTCGATGTAAAAATCACCGGCAGCAACCACCAACTCAGTGCCATCTCCTGAGGTTGTTCCAGTTGTGCCATCAGTCATGTGAATACGAGCGCCGGAAGCACCACTGCTATTCACATGAATACCTGAAACACCGCCTGTCACTGTGGGGCTTGTAACCCCCACGCCCAACACCCCACTCGCATCCAGCGTCATCGCCTGAGTGAAGCTGATGGCGTTGCCTGCTGTGCCTGATGCGGCTACATGCCAAGCATGTTGACCTACTGAGTTGTTTTGGGTGTAGAGGTTTGCATAGTTTGACGAGGTGTATTTGTAAACGCTCCCGTCAAAATAAGCATTGGTCATCAAGTAACCAGTACCCGAATAACCTGCAAGACTGGTGTTCCCGATTTGGAATGCTTTGAGCAAACTCCACGCACTCGGCGTAACCCCCAAGCCGAGGTTGCCGGAGGAGTCGAGGTACATCCTCTGAGTAAAGTTGCTTCCGTCTGTGGAAGTTCTCCATGCAAATGCAGGAAGTGAATTGTCAACATCAACAGAATCAAAACAAAAATCATATCCGTTTGATCCATATCGTATTGATCCATATTCCGCAGTCGCGCTGGAGCGCTGGACACGAATTTGCTCAACACCATAAGCAGCAGCAGTATTCAGCTTCGCCCCCGGCGAACTCGTCCCAATACCCAGCCCTGTGCTGGTCAGGCGCATTTGTTCGGAGCCAGCCAACTGCCACACATGGTTTAAGCCACCAAAAGTGTTGTAAACACCATTGCCACTGTTTGTGCTGACTGTCAGACCTTCTGTGTTATCGCCATAACGATCAAAGGTCAGAGTATTTTTTAATTTGAGCGTGTTAGTCCCATCAAAAGTAAGCGCAGACCCAGTGGTCAGGGCGCTTGTGCTGGAGGCATACACCACACCGTTTGCGGTGAAGGATGTGAGGCCGGTACCGCCGTTTGCAGTAGGCAGCGCCGTACCAGACAAACTGACAGCCAAAGTGCCGCTGCTTGTGATCGGAGAGCCAGACACAGACAGGAAAGACGGAACCGTCATTGCCACCGATGTGACCGTACCCAATGGGTTTGTTGCCCAAGAGGTATTGGAGCCGTCTGTGGTCAGGTATTTGCCGCTGTTGCCCGTCTGGGACGGAGCCAGAGCATTGAATGCAGCGTTGGCCGTGGTTTGGCCTGTGCCACCGTTGGCGATGGCCAAAGTGCCTGTCACGCCAGTGGTCAAGGGCAGCCCCGTGGCGTTGGTCAGTATGGCAGACGAGGGTGTGCCCAAGTCAGGTGTGACAAGCGTTGGTGATGTGGCGAACACGGCCGAGCCGGAGCCAGTCTCATCAGTGAGCGCGCTGCGCAGGTTGGCTGAAGTGAACGAACCCAGCGACGTGGCGTTGCCCACCGAGGTGACTGCGCCTGTCAGGTTGGCGTTGGTCACCACGCTGCCTGCGATCAGGCCCAAGGCCGTGCCCGTAGCGTTGGTGGCCACCAGAGCCGTCGGCTCGCCCAGTGCGGGCGTCACAAGCGTCGGCGACGTGGCAAAAACGAGCGCGCCTGTGCCCGTCTCGTCTGACACGGCCGCGCGCAAATTGGCCGACGTGGGTGTGGCCAAGAACGTAGCCACACCTGTGCCCAGACCGGCTACGCCGGTGCTGATCGGCAGCCCGACCGCGTTGGTCAGGACGCCTTGCGCAGGAGTGCCCAGCGTGGGGCTGACAAACACCGGGTTGGTAAACAACTCAGTGACCGAAACTTGCTTCGTGATGTCGCTTTGGACAACAGGAAAAACCTCTGCACCCGTCAGAGGCGTCGAAGCCAGTGGCAGTTGGGTGATCTTGACGTTACTCATATGCGATCGTTGCGCTAACAGTGCCGCTGATCACGACGTACAGGCCGTTCTTGGCGTAGATGCCGTCGTAGAAGTTGTGGTTCGTTGCCGCGCTGGGCGTGAACGTGTCCAGAATCTTGGGGTCGCTTGTGGAAAACGTGGCGGAGTCATAGATCGTGATGGTGGGCGTACTGGAAGCCGCACTCACGAAAATGCCTTTGAGCTTGCCAGCGGCAGGCTTGACCTGCGTGGTGCCAGAGATTTGCTTGTAGGTCGAAGACATGATGGCTCCTTATGCCAAGAATTTCAGTTTGTACAGAGTCGAAAGATACAGCTCGACGATACCGTCAACCAGATTTTGCAGCGCTGTATCGCTTTTGTCGAAGGCCTCGTAGCGGGCCTTCTCAATCGTTGCCAAAGAGTCCTCCAAGAACTCCACAATGTTCGTCGTTTTGCGTGCAGAGCGCAAGCCGATCGGACCGACCAGGCCGTGCCGGCCTTGATAGGCCTCGGCCAAGCCATCGGCCAGCTCGATGATCTCGTCGTAGAAGGTGTTAAGCGCCATGTGCTTGGAAAAGCTGCGGGTGTTCAGGTGCACCGAGTGCGCCACGTCGCGGGCCAAGAACAGCTCACCGATAAACTCAGCGCACTTCATTTTCGTACCCTTCTTCCGGCATCTGCATGATCTTATCGCCGGTGTCCAGCGCGGCCGACAGCGTGTTGAGCACCAGCTCATGCACCTGCTCTGGCGACAGCCCGGCCTGCACGGCGCTGATGCGTTGCGTCTCGGCCTGGTAGGCCTTGACCTGCGCTTCGAACTCCTTGATCTCCAGATCGCGTGCTTCCATGCTCTGGTTGACGTTCATCAGCATCTGGTGCATCTGCTCCATCTCCTGGCCCATGGCCTGCATCTGCTGCTCGGCAGCCTGCAGCTGGGGCGACTTGTCGTCGTCGGAGATGATCTTGGGGTCGATGACCTTGGCAAAACGCTTGGCCATGTCCTGCGCGCCGGGCCAGTCCATATTCTTGATGAACAGGTCGCCGGCCACCTTCCACAGCTCAGGATTGCCCTGCAGCAGCTGGGCCATGGCTTCCAGCGACTCTTGGCGCTTGGTGGCGTAGCCGGGGCCAGTGATCGCCCGCACGTCGTACTTGCCGATGCCGGGGTTGTAGATGCGTTCGATGACGATGCCCTGCTCATTGACGATCTTGCGGATCGGCGCCTCTTGCGTCGGGTCGATCTTGACGGTCGACGGCTCACCGTCCTCACCAATGATGCGAGCCACGCGCTGGGTGTCGTAAATCTTGGGGATCATGTCCACCAGTTGACGACCCACATGGCGGATGGCCCGAGCCAGGTTGTCCACGTAATGGTACGTACCAACGTCCGACTCTTTTTGGCGCGCCAGGATGGCCTTGCCCGAGCGCTCGTTGCTGGTCATGCCCAGCGAGGCGTTGTACTGGCCCGTGGAGGATTTGATGTCCTCAGAGGCACCTTCCTTGGCC